CGGGCGTGAGCCAGTGTAAGACTGTTTGGTAAGTGAAACTGCAAGGGGAGCATTACCCAATCCCATCCCAGTTTTTGTACGGACATCTGTGTCGATACGTTAAGCAGAAGTACACGTTATCATCCCATCCATTAAAAAAGATAATACAAAAAAAAGGTAAAAAAATGTTTACGCTAAACTATGAAAACGTTATACCTTGTTCGCATGGTGAGCAGTGTGTTTGTCCAGTAAGAATAAAGGGAGTTCCTGGGACAGTGATGGCAGGTATGAATATGATGGTGCAAGGAACACGCAATGAAAAGAATGAGCAGCTTGCCGCTATACTGCTATCCAAGTTTGATGTAAAGGAAGGAACAGTAGTACCTAAGTCTACTACCGACATGTGGCGGGAATTGTTAATAAATCGAATCCATAACTCTCCAAATATGACACCTATTCCGCCTCCGATGACCCTCAAAGCTAACACTTTGCAAACGTCTCCGTTTTCTCTTCCGATAGAGGTAGAAAATGCATGGAAACACGCGGATAGGAGGGTTCTTCCTAAATATTTTGAAGACATAGACTTTAATGTATTGTTTTCGCACGAAGAGCAGGTCGATGACTACCATCAGGAAATTCGTAAGCGCTCAGCTTGGTGGTCTACATTTGGGAGGAAGAATGGGAGGCCCTTTAGAATTGCTGCTCTAGAGAACGCAGAAGGCATAAAGCGTATAGATGCAGCAATGGGATATTCCAGAAAAACTAAGGAACTAGGCCCAGAGGCCAGAGAAGCCGTAAAGCACGTGGAAGAGGCAATTAAGAGAATGTACCATGCCATGGGGTACACAAAGGATGATCTAGGCAAGGAGAGGTCAGTATTGGATTTCTCACAGTTAGGATATCTTGGCTCCTCCTCAGGTCTTCGACCAGTTCCCCCACGAGTTACTACGACTACCACAGGAGAGCGCATGATTATAACTGCTACAGGAAAGAAGATAGATGTTCTTATAGATGATTACCAGAAGATATATGCGTTTCTCTCCTCAGGGGAAGAGTTTGAGACTTATTGGTCTATGCAAGAGAAGGTTGAAAACTTTTTCTCCTGGGATAAGCAAGACGATGATGCCACCTGGGCAGCCTGGACAGCAAAGATGAGGCTTTTTAATATTCCTACTTCGACTTTTGTCAGAATGGAGCAG